CGTCTTTGCAGTATCCGTACCCGGTAGTTTTCCATTGCTTCTTAAGAAGTTTCTTCAACTCTCTCTTATTTTTCAATTTATTAAAACAACTCAAATACACGCCGTGTTCCCACTTGAGGGCATCCACTGACACATGCTGGTCAAATCGTTTTGCGTCCAGTCCTACCGCAACTGGCCGTCTAAATCTGTTCCATTTCCTGGCCATTTCTTGGCCTGATTCAGAGGCGTTCAACCCCTTAAAAATGGTGACTGTCCCCTTGCCAAAGGTTTTATTGACAGCCTTACAGATCCTACTTTCCAACGGTTTAAGGAACCTACCGATGGCGACCCCATATCGTTTATCACGTGGTTGTATCACGCGAGGGATGGGGTCTGGCTTTTTAGTTTTGTTAATTTTCTCGGCCTTAACAAAAACCTTGACAAACGAATCCTTATCCTCTATATCCCGGTCATACAGAGATGCTGCGGCTAGAGCATACTCCTCCCGTTTTCGACCCGTGTACAAGTCAGCAAATTTATTTCGCTCGACAGGGGTGGAATGTGGGAGGTGTTTACGCAGACAGCTTAGGAAGGGTTTGAGAGTGTTCGCAAAATGGTTACCTTCAGGTAATGGTGGACTATGATATTTTCCGTTTGTTTTGACGAAAAATACACGTTCCTTTACCCCTCTTTCCAAATTAGCGATGCTCGAGTTATGTACAATAAATTCTAAGGCAGGAGAGCAGTGTTCAAGTGACACAACCTTTCGAATTTTTTCAGATTCACCCAAAAATTTTTCTACCCGCATGGCGGCTTTTCCGTTGGGTGTGATCGGACAAGGAGCGTCAGATCGTGGACCGGAAAGGCCAGGTAGAGTTTTTGGGAACCCTCAGCCAGATGGGCTTGGACGGACCACAGTCCCATCCAAAGCCACAACTCCAGTGTGGTACATACGCTTGGAGTCTTGGACAAACATGGAAGCTTCCATTTCCTGAGCCTCCAACATAGCATTAGTAGGGACAAATGACAGCATTACCGCTATTGGCAGCAATGAAGCAATGTCTCTCGTCCTAACACCATGGGTTGCCATGTTGTCCGATAGGAACTTGTGCACCATTTTCTCATTGGCCGCACTCTTACTCAAGAGTGGCCATTTAGAGTGCACGAGGTCCAATAAATATCTCAGGTACCGGGGCATCTGGCGGTTTCCGCTTGACACCCTTTCCCTTAGAGCAGTCTGGTATATTGCAACCCCATCATCTTCGTCGTCTTCGGGCACAAAGTCGAGGATATGTCTCAATAGAGGATTTAATTCCCTATCCTGAGTGGGGGAGATGTGTCGGGTGGTTCCGTACCCAAACCAGTTGTTTAGAAATCGACCAAATTTCCATCTACTCTTCCGCATGAGCACGGAGCTGATGGCGTCCCTCTGGATCTGTTGGGTGGAGGGGGCCATATCAGAGTGGTATACCCTGGGTCTGTCGATGGGAACCAGCTGCGTTCTGACTGCGTCTGCTAGCATAAGAGATAACTCGGTCTCTTCCGTCTCAGTGTCCCCATCGTGATCACTGGACTCTTCCCCACCATGCGGACTGGCTGTGGTCTTTGGTGGCGGGGTGGTGTTAAGGGCTTCCAACCTTTTGCTCTTCTTAACCAAGGCTTTGTCATGCCAAATTCTAAAATTACTGGCCCGTAACCTACTGGCTCTAAAATCGTCGGCCATCTTGTTAATCTTAAGATGTCCTTCCATTTCACCAGGGTCCGAGATAGTTCGT